GTAATAGCTTTCAGTTCCTCGTTCTTACGGGCAGAATCGGCTATTATCGCATCATACTGTAATTTTAAAGCAGCTTGTTCCTCTTTGGTCAGAATACCACCGCTTTGGCTTGCAGTAGCGAAGTTATCAAACCAATCCCCCACCCTTTGATCGACAAATAAGGCCAATGCCTGGGTGACGGCACCTTTCATTAGGTCTGCAAAGGTGGAAGCAAAATCAGAGGCACTTCTTTTGCCTGCCTTGAAGCCTTCTACTATGCTATCGACTATCCCCTGTCTTGTGGAGCCGGTAAAGGTCTCCCTGACTGATTCAAGGTAGTCCTCCTGCATCTGAATAAGGTCTTTGCCTTCCTCTTTGGCCTTGACAAGGGCTTGGTAGAATTGCTCACCTTCCTTGCTCAGCAACCCCTCAGCCGAAAGCCTGCCTATCTCCTCATACGTCTTACCGGCAAGGGAGGCAAACTCCATTGGGCCTGAGCCCCAACTGATGTCTTTTGTTATGTATTGCTCCCCTTGAAGTTTCTTCCAAAGATCATCCTGTACTTTTTGGTTGGCAAGTGCCTGTTTTTTCAGTTCAGCCCCTTCCCTGGCTATATAAAGTAGTTTAGCTTCACCAATTTTAATGGTCCACTCGTACTCTTTTCTTAATTCCTCGTTGTAGTCAATAAGCCCAAGGTATGCGTCCATCTCGGCTTGTGCCTGTTGTTTGTTTGCCTCCACAATGGCCGTGATGATCTGAAAGGCGGCACCAAGAACGGCAAGAATGACAGAGGCTTTCTCCATGCCTTTAATTGCAGCTGTACCTGTGGCAGCCAATGATTGTATTCCTGTAATCATGGCTATTGTGCCACCCGCTATATTACTGGCTGCCGTCAAAATGGATTTAGAAGATTCGTCCAAATCTCCAAAGCTCGAAATGATGTTCCTTGTAGCCTCGTTGATCTCGTTAAGTTCCCTTATAGTCTCATTTTTCGTACTCTTTGCCTTCTTGCCTGTAAACTTCCTTATTTGTTCCTGAAGGGCTTCAATCTCTTGTCTAAGGATGGCATTCTGTTCCTCGGTGGTCTCCCCTGATACAAGATAATTTTTGGTAGCTGAAAGCTCGGCATTGAGCCTCTCCAGACTGTATTTGGCTATGTCCTCAACATAGGCGGCATATTCCTTGGAGCGGGAGGCAATGTCCTTGTCAAGCTTATCAAGTAAAGTATCCGTTTGTGTTTTTACCTGCTCTATATTTTGATCATACTGACCGGCGGCGTTCCTTTCCTGTAAGATTTTAATGGCTTCATCTCCATCCTTGACTATCTTTGCCCGCTTCTGTTCAAATGATTGGTAGTGAGCAAGGATGTCGTTGAATTGTTTCTCCAATTGAGCGTTATACAACTGCATGGCAAGACCTTTCTTTGTGTCAAGTTGTGTCTGGTCTTCAACCGGAAGGGTGGCGTTGAACGTATCAGTAGGTAGTCCTGTGGCTTTATCTATGCCACCGCTAAGCTCGTTCTGTTTTTTGATCAGTTCTTGCTTCTGTTGCTCAATGTCGCTTAACGTCCTTCTAAAATTAAGGTCGGCCTGTTTACGTGATTTATCAGCCCCATCCTGTTCTAAATCAAGTTTCTTTTGCTCGATCTCGAAAGCGTTTGCGATACGGCGTTTGCCTGCCCGTGAGGCATAGTCTTCCTGTGCCTTGATGGCTGCATTCCTGTCGTCTATAATCTTCTTTGCTGCTGTCTCTTCCTCTGTGGCTATCTGTGCGTTGATGGCGTGAACCATCGTGAGGGGTCGCTGCATCCCTTCCATAGCTGAATTTTTCGCCCTCTGAATCCCTGTGATGGCTTTAACCGTGTTGTCAAGCATCTTCTCGCTCATGGTGTCATACCCCCTGAAAGCCTTTGCATAGAGCTGAACACCAACAGGGGCAGCATCAAGCTGTTTCTTTAAATCTTCTGCCTGCTGTCCTATAAGAGTACCCTTTGCTTTAATGGAGTTTTTATACCTTATAAGATCGTTGTTATACGCTTTGGCTTTTTCCTTTTCCTCCGTACCTACATCGGATAAGGCTCTTACAAGCTCTTCTTCACTAAGTTTTGAGCGTTGTTTGGCAATGACCATAGCGGCATCATATTCCTCTTGGGCTATCTTTGTACGAATACCTGCCATCCTTTTCGCTTCGGAAATGAGCTCATCGCCAGCCTGTTTTCTCTGTTGTTTGGTAAGTTCCCTGTTTCGTAGTGCTTCGGTAAGCTTATAGACCTTACCTTTGCTTTCCTCTTCTTCTATCGTCAACGCCCTTGTGGATTCCTTAACGTTGTCCATCATCTGGGCATACTCGTAGCCTGCCGTGATGGCTGCCTGCATATTGCCCATGAAGTTGGACCAGTCACCCGTAGCAAGCGTCTTCCAAAAATAGGACAGTCCGTTATTGGCGGCACTCATGGCAAATGTGAACCTGTCGGCTGTGCCTTCGGTTGAGGCTACAATCGTCTTAAAGACCTTAATGGCTGCTGTGACGGATACTAATCCTATCGCCCATTTGGATAGAGATGCAATAAGACCACTATGTGAGGCTGTCTCAGCCGTATTGGAGGCGATGGAGTCACGTTGCAACCCTATAAGGGCTGACTGTTCCTCTCTTAATGCCTTCTTTGCGCCCAGCAGATTAGCTGCTGCTTCGGCATTCTTTGGGTTCTTGGCTTGTTCGGTAAGGGACTGGATATCTCCCTTTATCTCCTTTATGAGTTGTTTTTGTTCCGTAATGGCTTTCTTGAAGTCCTTGGTGGTCTTCTGAACGGCTGTATCCATCTCCTTGCCGGACTGAGTAGCGGTGGTACCTATGTCCTTAAACGCCTTCTTGGATTCTTCGGCATCTTTTTTAAGTTGCGAATTATCAATGCCTATGCCAAACCATTCTTTGCCGTTCATAATTTATTATCAGGGTTATTAGCGTCCTTTGATTCGTCAAATTCTTCTTTCTTTTTCGTGTTATAACTCGGAAGCGCAGCACTATATAGAGTAAGATTCACCCAAGACATTTTTAAAACTTCCTTGATAGGTATATTCAACGCCCTTGAAAGCCCTCCGACTACTCCCCAGATGGAATCATTCTGGTCGGTTTGGTTAGATTTATCTCTCGTAGGAAAATGAAACTTCCCAAAAAAAAACCCATCTCCATCTTACCCAGTATCTTGTTCGTCAGATTGTTTACCCTGGAAGGTGTGAGCTTTTTTCTGATTATTTCGCTTAATTCTGCCACGTTATCAACTTCAATCTGTCTCCATTTTGTAACACGCCCTAAAAATGTCTTTTCAGGCTCCATACGAGTAGATTTTAGTTTCCCTGCACCAAGTATCAGAATAGCGAGGATATCACCCATAGGTCGTGCATCCTTAGCTACACGGAGTGATTCACTGACTATTTCCGACTTGTCAACATCATACTGAGGAATTTTTGCGACTTCTTCGGAAACGACTATAAGAGTTTCGAGAGATGGCGGGGCAACCTTGTACGTCACCCCTCCAATATTCACCTCGAAGGGTTTTTCCAGAATAGTATCAGCAACCCTTCCCTCTGTCATGACTTCACAAATTTGGTGTAGAGTTCATCATCCGGGCATGGAAGGAAAGTAAACGCAACATCTGCAAACTGTCCTTCTTCTTCTGTGTAACCTGTACGATAAGATACCCTTGTTTTTCTTGCCCTTATACCTGTACCGCCTACATTTTTTGGTGAAACCTCCACACTCCAAAAATCCGGAACAAGTTGAGATTTGTGCAAAAAGTCACCTGAAGCATTACATTCGTACAGATAAGCATTTTCAGCAACAGCAGCACCTAAAGTAATGGTCAAAACATCAAAATCAGGGTCTGTTGTTACTATATCTGTTACCTGTGCAAAGTGAGTACCATCACTCAGATACATATTGTCAAATGCCTTGGAGCCTTTTTCTATATTGATTGATGTAGCATTGGCAAGGGCGGCGGCGTGAGCCTGCACCTCTGTGCCTACCAATCGTGAAATGGTCTTGAAATCCGGCTCTATGAGCCGGGTTGTAAGAGTCATTTCCCCTTCAAAAGTTTCTTTAGCAATCAATACGCCGCCTGATGCTTTCATTGTAAGCGAGTCTCCATCGGTAGGATTAAGAGATGTACTCTTATCCTTTATTGTTCCAATAGAAACAAGATTTGCTCCAATTGCATCATCAACCCCGGTCTTGTCAATTTTGATCGTGGCTTGGCTCCATGACATTACACTCATGCTGTCTTGGTGTATTTTGTGTACAGTTCAAGGTCAGCACATTGTACGACTGTGAAAGTCACATCAGCATAATGGCCTTCTTCTTCAGAATAACCCGGTTTATAAGAAACATTGGCTTTGCGTATCTTAATACCCACACCGCCGATATTTTTCGGGTCTACCTGGGCAGACCAATAAGCGGGAACAACATTTGATTTCACCACCAAAGAAGTAGTGTTATTTGTTGCTCCTGTAAAGGCTGCTTCAACAGCGTATCCGGGTTCAATTATCCTTGTGGTAAGGACTATTTCACCTTCAAGCTGTTCTCGTGCCACAACAACGCCCCCTGTGGCTTTTGCTATAAGAGCATCACCATCAGAAGTAGTAAAATTTGTGGACTTATCTTTTACCGTACCGATAGAAGTAAGGGGAGTACCCAAAGCATCGGCTGCACCGGTTAATGCTATTGTAATGGTCGCTTTCGACCAGCTCATTGTAGGCATAATTTTTTCTTTTAAATTGATGTTCGTTTTAATTTCAATCTTACATTGATGAAATGCTGATTTTCGGCTTTATAGGCTTGAATAACATCACTATCCTTTAAGGTGTATTCAGTTGAACTCCATGCATCAAGAACTACTTGCGCTAACTTTTCCAATGCTTTTATCCTTGTGATATTCTTGACAAAAACACCTGAGCCGTTGTCTATATCTTTTACGAAAATGTTTACATTAACGATAAAATCCTGAACCTGTCCATCAAGACCTGTTAAGAAACTAACAGATATATCCTCTGTCAAAGCATTAAGAGGTCGCATTCCTTCTTTGTACACCAATCCTGAGATTGGAGTATTTCCGGTGGATGTTATGACCAGTTTGGAGGCTTTAATTAAAGCATAAACATCAGCTTCTATTTCGGATGCAGTCTTTCTCATTTTATGAGTTCGTTAATCATTTCTTTTACCACTCTCTTGCCGTAAAGTTCTGTATGTGACAGGACATTAAAGTTTTCAAGTGCTTCGACATAAGCGGCGTAATTCCTTCCGGCAACGACTATAAGTACAAGACCATCTGAGTTATCAGGGATAAGTTTATTCATAAAAGCAAGTCCATCAGCTTGTCCATCTGCTCCCTCTAAGGTTTGTTCTATCATAGATTGACGATAGACTTTACCCCAATCAAGAACCATGTAGCCAATGGAGCTTCTAAGGTTTCCTGTACGGTCAGTATAATTACCATGTAAACGCCCATCTTTAAGGCAGTCCATGCCAACGTAATTAAGAACATTAAGGATAACCTCTGTTTTCCTTCTTGCGTTGTCATCGACAAACTTATCGGCGTTATTTGTAATTTGCTTAATCATACAGTTATCTTTACTCTTTGAACTTTATCAAGAAACTCAATACTTTGTACTTCAAACTCACCCAATACGGTACTTCTTGCATCTTTCAGACGAATGGTTTTAGTGGTGAATATTTGTGAAGGAATGAGAATTTCGTATTGTGCTAAAGTGAAACTCCCTCCGGTATTCACACCCATATTATTGCGCTTATTGACCTTAATGTAACAGGGAACGGCAGTACTATAAGAAGAAGTAACAGCAATAGGGTCTCCGGTTGTCGGGTCAACCCCACCACCTGTAATTACTTTTTCTTCAAGTGTGCCATTTGTTACCATCTCTGTACGAATGTTGCTGTTGGTTTTACCGGCGAACCTTCTCCATATCTTCTGTAAATACTATTTGCTATCTCTTTTAAAGAACTCTTTTCTGATGTACTGAAAGAAGTGCCTCCTTCTGAGATATTAGGACTTGCCATTACGATATAAAGAAGATCAGCATAGGTTAAGTCTATTGCCCTTTTGTCGGAAACCGTTTTAACTGCTGAAGAGGTTAACCCCCTATCTGACAAAGCATCAATAAATGCATTATCAGAAAGAGGGTAACTTATCTTAGCTTTTATGGCTTCCAAACAGGTCATACCGCCCAAGTGGATGTATTTTCAACGTAAAGGTTGAAACATTGGTCAACGGTAGGCCATGAAGGGAAAGCGTTAGCTTCGCCTTTAGTAGTCACGTTTACAGGGTCAAAACCTTTTTTCATTGAAATAAGCACATTGGCTTTCTTTGTCTGAATCACATCAAGAGGTTTTTCGATCTCTTCAGCGATAGGACCGTTATACATCTCACCCAATTTTACATCAGGGATGTAGGTAATATGACCAACATCAAATGGATTAGACTGAGTGATAACGCCTGATTTTGCTTCGATACCTACTGATGTCTCAACAATTACGATTGTTGGCAATCTTAAACCAACCATAACCTTATTGATAACATCAAGTGTCAAATCACCCAGCATGGTAGATTCACCCACCAAGCGCGACTTGCAGGCGTTCTGCATTTCGGTCGATGCTGTGATAAGGTCGAATACGTCAGGATTCATCAAGGCGAACTTCAGGGAAATACCCAAAGCTCTTGCGGCCTTTGTCACTACCTTTGAATCGGCAATGAAAGTGGCTGCTGTGGTTGCATATACGGCAGTAGCGCATTTCTTGTTGGCATCAGGAACGCCAAAAGTAACGGCTGTTTCATTTACAATACCCAAAGGGTTATTCGTTGTAGATAGTTGAATCTGTCCCAAAGAAATAGCTTGCAAAGCGTACCATTCCATACGTGCCTGAACTGAATCAAACACAAAGTCAGCATCAGCAAAATAATCTTCAATGACAGCATCCTGTCCCCTCAAAGATTTTGTAATTTGATGTTCCAGGATTTCTTTTTCAGATTTTACCCTCTTGATGGCGATTTTCGGAATATCAAAATACTTGGTGGAGACAGATTTACGAGATGCTTCAGGTGCTTTTGAATCATAAGAGATGACAGCTCCGGCAACCCTTGAACCTTGCGCCCCGATAAGGGTTTTAGCATCAAGAGAATTGACGTTTTTCAATGGGAAGAATGTAGGCCAATATAAGGCCTCATATTGGCGTGCTGCAAGATAGGATGTCAAACCTGTTTGACTAATTCCTTCGATGATAGGTGTTTTCATATTATACAAGTGTTATTAATGATTTTGTACCTCTCAAAGCAGCAGCATAAAGCGCATTGATCGGATAGGTCAAGGCAGCTTCACGAACAGAACCAATAGTCACAACAGCAACGTCAGCGTTTCCGTCAGCCATGTAACAAGCATCTTTAGTAAGTCCATTAGGGCTTAACAAAAGGGCTGTGGATGTTCCGGATACAGAACCTTCACCATATTTTGTGCCTTCAGCATAAATCAGGGCAGCATCAACAGCGATAGTGTCATAAGTTGCAACGGTGGTTGTTATACCTGTGATTAAGGCACTGGTAACACCATCGTTCAGATATTCATCAACCTTGAAATGGTTGTTCTTCGGTACCCTTATGGCCTGAGCGGAGCTTGAAGCCAAAGCAATGACAGACTTACATACGGTAGCCGTGCGAGCCGTCAGATCGACATGTACAGGTGTGCCTGCGGGTAGGTAGCGTTTATCTACATTAGCGTCATGCTTGGTGTAGTCCAAATCAGCTACTACGAGGCTCAACCCTCCCGGAACTTCGTCAATGATACTCTCAAAGACTGCTTTATTTCCGGCAATGGAATCAGTAGTTATGTTCATTTAATAGTTTTTAAGTGATTTCCTTTCCCTTCACGCCGTCAGACGCTCCGGTGTTTCTTTTCTCTGCAATGGACTTCCCAATCGCTTCGCCCTCCTTCAAACCGTCAGTAGACTGTTTGGGGAGTGTAAGGACAACGCCACTCTCTGCCTGTTCCTGCGCAAACTCGTTCCAGTCTGCCTCTATCCCTGCCAATACGGTGTCGATGTCCTCCGCTTTTTCGATGTTAAGGCTCCTGCCTTTGATGAATTTTTCAGATATTCCCTTTTCCTTTAACTTGGTCATTAACTGACCAGACAAGAGTTGAGTTGTCTTTTCTTTTTCATAAACCGACAACTTTTGTTCTAACTCTGTTTGTTTTGTTTGGAATGCTTTGAACCATTCAGGCAGGTTTTTATCGGGTTCGTCTTTTTTGTCCGGTTCGCCCCCTCCTTCCGGATGTGCTGCTTTGTAATCGTCATAAGCCTTTTGAAGGGCGGTTTTTGATGTCCGCTCCTTGTCCAAGTTACTTTGAAAGACTTTTAAAGCTGATTCTTGCCCCTTAGATACAGTTGCAAGGTTTTCGTCTGTGATAAGCCCCGTAGCGTTCAAAGAACGTGCGTATGCTTGTAATACATCTTCGCTTAACCCAAGCTTTGAATGATCTTGTTTTAAAGCGTTAAAAATTTTTGTTTCCATACAATCTTTTTACCTTAAGTTTAATTAATACCCTTAAAGCAATAAAGTTACTTTGCGATATAGCGAACAAAAAGGATTTGAAAGGAGGATAACTCACAACGATGGCGGTTGTGAGCACAAAAAGAAATACCCCCGCTTTTGGCGAGGGTTTAACTATATTTGACAAATATTGTCAAGGCATTTTTTGTCAATAACCGTTCTCTTTCAAAAAGTATGGTAATGTATCTTTCTCTTTGGCTTTAGTAATTCTATCCTTGTTATCCTTCAGCCATTTCTTGAAGTTTTTAGGCATTTCTTTGATACGATTAGAATCATTGATCTTTACATCGTCTTCTCCCTCTAAAATCCTTTTTTGCTGTGCCATAAAGTCCTCTTTAGGTGCAAGGATAGGAATGAAGAAACAAAAACATTGCGGATGCCAACCTGTCCAAACAAAGTCAGCAGGATATTCTCCCGCCAACTCGTCACAAATATCATATACAAGGTGATTATTGGAAAGCCTTATTTCCATACCCATGACAAAATCCGTTTCTGAATATCGCTTGCAGTCAGACATTCTGTAAGCACGGTTTATCTCGGTACGTGTTACACGCATAGCGTTTTTATAAGCTGAATTATACCGCCCTGTTCCGGGATGGTTCTCAATCATTGCCTGTGAAGCAATAAGCCTCCCATTGGGGTCTTTTATCACTCTTCCGAGTTCATCCTTCATAACCTTTCCAAACTCGTCTCTCATTGGTTCTCTTACACGCCTGAATAAAGCTGATGGGTCTTTAAGATACTGTCTTATCCTTTGGCTTGTTATGGCTGCTGAATCACCGTTTAAAAGGGAAATACCAAGCTGTATTTTCATTTCTCCCCTTAACTGTGTAGAGACTTTCCAAATAGCTTTAGAAAGTTCCTTATCATTTTTTAGATAAGCTTCCAAAGCACTTAAATTGTGCTGAATATATTTTCCTGTGATTACTTCTTTGCCTTTTAACGCCCCTAAAGTATTAATATAGTCTTTTGTAATATCGTCATTCTTTAACTCTGAGAGGTTCCATGCTTCGGAGATGTTCTTTTTTGTGAACTTAATCATCTGGTCATTGAACTCCACGATAATAGCGTCAATCTTTTCTTCAATGTATTTGTTGTAAAGAAAGGATTTTGAAAATTTCGCTTGTGGGCTATTGGATAACATGGAGATATTTTCAATCACGTTATCAAAGATAGCCTTGTACTCACTCTGAAAAGAAAGCTTCTTTAAGAGTTTAGACCTGTATTCGAGTTCTCTGTTGATGGGTTGCATTTAATTATGTATAAATAATGCCCTGTTAATTCTTCTTATCTCCAAATCATTATCCTGACAGTAATTCCCGCAATCAATAGCATAAGCACCATCAGCAGAATAATGCAAATAATTAAATCCTACTTTCTTAGCAACATCCATCTTTACGACAAATGAACCCATATCAATAAAACCCTCTTTGAGTTCTGATTTGAAATAATCATACTGAGTATAGGAATGCAAACAGTCACAAACAACCATTCCAACATTTTCATCTGTTATACTCAGGATCTGTTCAACAAACTTAGGCACATAATAATTATCATCATTGGTCATTAAAACGTAATCATTTAGCTCTCCTTCGATTGTGTTAAGCATCATTTTTCTGTTTGGATGCCCCCAAACGCCGTTCCTTTTGGGAGTGTTTAAAAACTTGATCCGCTTATCTGAATACAATGACATGATATCTTTAATATTTTCAGGAACCTGTCCATCATAAATGATATTTAACTCCCAGTCTTTAGAGGTCTGTACAAGAAAACAGTTGATTAAAGTCATTAACTCTACTGTCCTTTCGAATGCCACACAAATAACCCTTAACATAATGAGAATTTTAAAGCTGTTAAATCTTCTACCTCATTGAAATTATGACAGTGGAAATCTTCAATAGAGCGACTGGACGCCGCAATATCCGGCCTGCCTCTTTCGGCTTTCTTTACAAACTCAGGTAAGGTCTTTCCAAAGTAATGATTCAGTTGCGCAATCTCGTCAGAACCTTGCGGGTTGAACGGACCTTCAAAGAAAACCCCCTCAGGACTATGCGCACCCCTGTTACAGCAATGAGGGTTGGTCATGTACACGCCTTTTGGTCTTAGGATGGTCTTAACGTGCCGGTTAATCCCTATTTGTCGCATTGTGAATCTTTCGAGTACCAGCCTGTTGTCGTATTCTTTTAAACCGTTGTCACCAAATAACGCCCAGTTGATACCGATTGAAGGGTAGTTGTATTCAGAAAGGAAAGCTTTGATATTTTCGTGCTTCTTTAAGACCAAATATTCATCTACATCAAAGAAAGCCACCCAGTCATACTCATTTCCATAGGTATGTATGAAATTATTGTAAGCCCTTAATTGCATAGCGTTTCCATCCCACTCAATCTTAGTGATATTTTTGTGTTTAGGTAAATACCTCCAATCATTCATGTAAACAAATATGCGGTCAAAACCAACTTTAAAGTTGTATTTCAGCCATTCTTCAATATATAGGTCTTCATTCTTTGCCATGCAGCAAAGGGCTATTTTTGAATCCACCATTGTTGACCTCCTATTTTGTTTGGTTTAAAAAATTCATCAACTGCCCTTACGACTCCCGGCCATCCTGAGATGTAATCATCACCGCAAAGAATACCCCCTTTTCTTACTTTGGGATACCATGCTTTGATATCTTTCTTTACTGAATCGTAATCGTGAGAAGCATCCAGGTAAACAATATCAAAGAACTCATCAGGATAGTTTGAGGATTGTTTTACTGATTCATTTCTAATGATAGTAAGATTATCTTTAATCGGATTAAGGTTACTTACCGTTATGCCAAAATAATCAATACCTTTTTCATGTTCCTCTGATCCTAAAAAGTGATCAATAGCAAAATAGGTATAATCAATCCCTTTGTTAATTAGCTCCACGTTCCACATAGCTGTCATGCGCCCCATGTAAACGCCTATCTCGGCAATATTTAACCTCCCTGATAATAAGGGAAGTATCATATTAAGAAGTTCGCCCTGATCGTTGAATTGCGACCAGCCTTTTATATCTTCATAGAAATGTTTCATAATGATTCAATGAGTTTGATTCTTAATTCGTTTACTTTTGAAAGAAGAAGGTTGTCTGTGATATATTCCCATGTAATCTGATTCTGTTTTTCAATGTCTATCTCACCTTTCATTACGGCACGCAAGGAAACATAATACTGTTCAGCATCCTTATATTCCATCGTTCCTGGTATCTTCCACCATAGCGGACAGAGACATATTGCACCTGCAAACGTCCCCTCTATGCAGGCTATATTTGACTTGCAATGATTAAACGGATCATCATGCAAAGGAATTTGCATGAGTGAAGGGGACATGGCGCAAATGGCCTTATGATAAAGAATAATATCAGCTTCTTTAATGTATCCATGAGGCTTTAAGAAATCGGGATCATAACCCATGTAGTTGAATCTCCAGTCGGGAAAATCCTCCGTTGCCGTGTCGATGGCTTTGCCGAATGTCATAACATCCAAGATGTGGGAGTTTGTGCCACGCCAAAGGATCATCTTTTTTCTCTTTTTGGGCTTTTCCCTAAAGATCATGTCATTGAAAGCGTTCGGGACAACATGAATATTGTCATTGAAGATGCTAAAGGTCTCTTTCAGGGCTTCTGTAGTCACGCTAACTACATCTGCAAGTTGTAATACTCTAATGATGTTGTTCTTTACTTCAGGCGATGAATAGACATCAAAGACAGGGTTTTCGGGATTCAGTCCTAAAAGGTTATCGTCATAATCAACCCAAAGAGGCTTGTTCATCTTCTTGATATAAGCAGCCACATTGTAAGCCTGCGCCGTGTAAGGTCTTTGCATCATTATAATGTCGTACATGGACAGCACCTGCCAGTCTATCTCAAATCTGTTCCATTCTCCTACTGTTACATTATAACCTTTCCTGCAAAGATCAGCAGCAACGCCTCCCGATCTGTAAAAGCTGGAAGCTTCCGTTTTGTAATAAGTTAAAAATAGAATTCTCATGATTTGTGTTGATTTCGTTTTTTGCTTCCTATGGTTTTACATAATTGTTACTTTTTATGCCTTAAATGTTTCAATATGTTATATTTTCGGCTCTGTAACATCCGATATACCTTCGTTTTGGATTCTCTCCATCTCGGTTTCGCTGTCCTGAATATACGCCCCTGCATCTTCAAGAGTCTTAACGGCTGTTTCTTTTGCCATAAATCCACCGGTAACAGCAATGCTAAGGTTATCAATCAACTCAGTAATGTTTGATGGCATATAAGGAGTGATTATTGGTTTTAATCTCAATGTTTTAGACTCTTTAGCGTAGCGAGTATCAATTAACGCCCCGATTGCGGCTTTAATGAGGTTTAATCTGCGCTGTAAACCTATACCAAATGTCCTTTCTTTGTCCTTAACTGCCATATGTGCATCAAGAAATAAGAGTTTAAGTGTAGCTGTTGCAATGTTCCCGATTTGAAGTAAGTTGCTGAAGGATATATCGGGCGTTTGCGTCATAGTGTAGATATCTTTTTCAAGATTCTCCTGTTCTTTAAGTATTGATTCAGGAGGTGATTCAAGAGCTAAATAATTGGCTTTTGCACCATCCATCAATTGCAGTATCTTTCCCTGTTCGCCCTTTTGTGCAAAGCCCATGATTTCACCTATAACAGCAAGGATAGGTGAACCAAAATAATCATTCATGTCTGCATGATTAGACTTTGATGTCTGCATCCTTTTAATTAAGTATCTAACGTCCGAATATTCGGACTGTTCCTGAGAATGGTATATATCCATTATCTTCAGGGTTTTGTTCGGGTAAGGGTTTGGAATCTTTGCTCCCCTTACATCTATTAGGGCATCATCTAACTTCCAGCCGTCACGATTGATATATTTATATTCAAAGTCTGCCGTATCAACATCGAAATGCTCCACATCCTTACTGCCTTCTTTGAGCTTGTATCCTCTTGCAAAAGCAATTAAATTACCCGTATCGTCTTTAAATGGGTATAACGTATCACCTTTTTTAGGCGACCATATTGTGCATTTTAAAGTATATTTGGGTTTTGGCTCGCCTGTCTCAACGAAATACCAATGTTCACAGACTTCCAATTCGGACATTAACCTCTCGGCTATTTCCTTATTGAGATAATCCATTTTGTTTTCATCAAGGATAGCTTCAACCATATCGGCTAATTCCTGCTCTTTTGCGTTGTCTTTGGTACTTAGTTTAACCTCTATTCTCACCGGATCGGAAAGCATGAACCCAACACGCCTTTTAACTATCAGCTTCTCATAAGGTAGTGCTATCCTTTCAACCGGAACGCTGGCAGTAGTTGTAATCGGATCACCTGTGGCGTTTTTTGCTCCAGTGTCCTTAGTAATTAACTTATCCGGTCTTTTTGATGTGTCCAGTATTTCATGATCTTCTATGTCGTACTGGCTCATTGCCTCACTCTGTAAGCTTTCATCTACCGTTCTCTGTGTTTTGAAGGCTTCTATTATGTCCTCTACTTTTCCGAGTAATAATTCTTTTAATTCCATTGTTTTAATATTTACGGTAAACACCCTGCTAACTGTGAAATTGACAACCCCTTTACTTTAACTCTTTTTTCGACTGTTCCTGTCAAGCAGTCCTCGGCATCATCATGTATATTTTTACCTTCTTTTCTATATGAAGTAATATGTTTATAAAACTCAGGCCATCGCCTGTTCCAGTCATTGGGAAAATAAGTCAAATTCTGAACTTCAAATGAGTGGTTAAAAATTCTTTCATTCTTATTCTCTGATTGATGAAACCAATTAATTTTAGTACGGTTATTACCCATTATCCTCAACTGTTTCTCAACAGCCCTTGCAAAACCCCTGCCTCCGTTATTTGATTCAATGTTTGCAATAATAGTTCCATTCTTTGTGAGTAATTGAGCAGTTGCCGGCTCTGTGTATTCCATTGGCTTCTGAGTAAAGAGAATATCAGTAACAAAATTTCCTATCTCTGTATCTATGTAACAGATCGAACATAAATAGTCTTTTCCTTCATCGGCTGTATCTGTGTAGTTCTTTGCTATATATATTTCAGTAGCAGGGAGTATCTCATACGTTTTGAATTTCTCATACATCAACCCTTCTATTGGTTTAGGGTTTTGCATATACTGAGTTTCAAAAACATAAGAGTTAGCCTCTTTGATTTTATATAACTCTTCGAGCGTATGTTTATGAGGCCATAAGGCTTTTTTTACTCCACCCTCTTCATAAATGCAAGGAAGCGATATTACCGTCCATTCGTCTGGCTCTAATTCTATCAGATAGCCGCAAAGATCATGTTCATGAAGTCTTTGCATAATAATGATAATGGGTGTATTCCTTGAATTGACACGGTTTCTTATTGTGGTTTCAAAACGATTATTAACCCTTTCCCTAACTGTCTCTGACAACGCATCTTCGGGCTTAATGGGATCATCAATAATAATAGCACCGGCAAAGGTGGTCCTATCTTGCCCGACATCAACACTGTTAATAGCATCAGCCATTTCTTCTTCATCCATCACACCCGCACCAAATCCGGTTATCTGACCACCTGAAGCAACAGCATAAACACCGCCGCCTGCCGTTGTTGACCATTTCTTTTTAGAATCCGAACCATGTTTGATCTGCACATAAGGGAACAGAGCCCTATATTCCGAACTCTTCACTATATCCCTAACCTCTTCTGAATTATCATTGGCGAGTTCATCGGAATAAGATATATTAATAAAATTACAGGCTGGATTAATCGCAAACCCATAAGCCATGAAGGTTTTTACAACCAATTCAGTTTTTGTATATCTCGGAGCGATATTAAATATAACCTTTCTAAGTTTGCCATCAACGATGGCATCAAGAACATCACAAATTTTTATATGATGGTGATTGACGATGAACTTTGTACGGTTCATCTTAGGAAACATATATTTTGTATAGTTTAAGGTACTGATTGTGCAGTACGCTTGTAAGTCCCTATATCCATCATCGGTTGTCATAGGGCCTTAATCCGTTTTAAGGCTTCGGCCTTGGTCATGGGGGCAATGGTGATCTCGTTCTTGATCTCTTGCCTGATAGGCGCATTGAATCCACACATGGCATTTATGCTATCCAGGCTCTTTTGTTTGTCGTAAAGTTCAATCTTCACATACTCCACATCAATGATGTCCGGCACATCTTTTGTTCCGATATTCTTTTTTAATACCTTTGTGGAAATGCTTTTAATGCAGGCTTTTTGGTCTGCTGTAAGTTTATTAAACTCAGACATCTCAAACCAATCGTTATACATTTCACTTACTGAAGAAAATGCAATCTTTTGATGCTCATTGATGATTTTTAAAGCAGAAATTCCGGCTGTTTCAGCAAGGTTATCCTTCATGTGCTGAATCCTATCCCTTATCACAACTTTTATCAAGTTTTGCCTGCCGACCTCAGCAGCGCATTTAGATTTATATCCAGCCCTGATACAAGCTTGTGTTGCATTAAAATCAATACAATATTCATAACAGAACCGCTCCTGCTTTGATGTGAGCTTTACCCCTTCTGTTTTTTTATTGGGATCCATTTATACGCTGTTTAGCCGGCAGGTTTCCCCGCCGGATTGGATTAAACGCCCTTTGACTTTTCGAGCCAAAAGAGTATATCTGCGTAAATGTAATCTACGTCAGAACGGAAATCCTTGTAATTAGAGTAATATAAGCTCACAACTGCAACATTGTGAGATATTACTGATTTATGGTGAAATAAGCCTATTGAAACGGCAATGCTATCCCTTAATCCCTGAGGCATCTTTTCCCTCATTTCTTTAGGCAATAAAACGGCGGGTGCATATAGGGTGAGAATGATGTAAAGGAACTTTTGAAGGTAATCGCTCGAATCCTCCCTGATGCTCCTTTCATTTGCGATAGCACGAAAACAACTGTAGATGTCTTTAATAAGTGCCCTGTCGGTTAGGATTGGACTCAAAACCTCCATTTCCTCTTTTTCGGCCTCAATCCTTTTTTTTCTTTTTGTTTCCAGTTCCGAAATTCTATCCATTGCATTTGGTATTAAATTTATTTATCTTTGCAACGGAGCTTAACTTTATAAAGCGGTCAGACTTAGTCGTGTGGGTCTTGACCGCTTGTTTTTTAAAAAGGTAAATCATCATGTCCCTCTGGGTTCAATTCGCCTTGTCTATAAACCTCTGGTTTTTTTGCCGTCTCACTTGATATGGCTTCGTTTCCCGCATTTTCTCCCGATTGTTGATTACTTCTACCCCCTAAGAGCTGGATGTTTTCAGCGATGATCTCTGTGGAAAAGCGGGTGATTCCGTCTTTCTCCCAACTTCGTGTCGTGATCTTGCCTTCGACATAAATCTGAGAGCCTTTTTGATGTAGCTTTCAGCGATTTTTGCAAGACCTTTCCATGCTACTATATTGTGCCATTCGGTACGGTCCGGAACTTGTGTACCATTTGCAAGGGTGTAGCCTTTTTCTGTTGTGGCTAAAGAGAATGTTGCCACGGATGAACCTCCGTCAAGGTGTCTGATGTCTGGATTTTTCCCAACATTTCCGATTAGGATTGCTTTGTTAATCCTCATTTTTGTAGTTT